GGTTTAAACAACGGAGGCATGAAATCAATCTGTTCGATACATGCACGTTGAAACTGTATAGGCATTTGTAATTGTTCTGTGGATAACTCTAATCGTTTGCCATCCACATCTAAAAAGAATAATCTTGGCTCTGACTTCAAGATTGTTAGTCCGCTAATCTCGGGCAACGTATCATGATTGCCTATTCCATACTTAGCTTGTTTACATGCCTTCTTATCACAATGACTTTGCATAGGCTCATCCCTACACAAATACTCATAATCTTTTTTCTCGTGTTGTTGTTGAATTGTTACTATCTCAGATGCGGGTAGTGGTGGTGAGCAATATCTTTGATTCCATGTCTCAAGCATTTGTTTCCAACTTTCTGGAAACTTTTTGATTGCATACTTACCCGCATGAAACATAACCTTGTTTCTTTGACCCTCGGGTATACCAAGGTTAAAGAATATACGTAAACACCATGGTGCATCATCAAATTCTTTTTTGTTATTACCTAAATTTAATTTTGCCAGATCATCCAGAGTTACAGTTTTTTTCTCAACAAAATCTAAAAATGACTCAAGCTTTAATTCCTTGCCCTTTTCATCGACTGCATATCTTAAAGTATTATCAGTATCAAAGTATGGTAGATTTATAAAGTTGCCCACATCACCACGATCCACGAGTATTTGATCTTGCTTTGGGAATATCTCACAACTTGAATGGCCGAGTGCTGCTGCCATCTCACCTAAATAATCTCTAACATCGACTGCTGGATAGTGTTCTTTTAAGAATAAAAATAAATGTGCTCCACCCGATTTACTTCTGCATACAACAAAAGGCAGTTTCATAGTCTTACATCTCTTTGCTATTTCTGCATGATCGATTGGATATGTGTCTATATCTAACACACCAAACTTGCATGTGTTATTATGTGTAATAGGAATTGAGCCTACACCTCTTGTTCCACTAAGATGCTCTTGTACTAAATCAATAGTCAAAGGTTCCTTAACGATGAAACTACGTGCATCGGTCTTACCATTTTTCCTAACGTTACCAATAGTGGTTTGTCCATGTGCAGTGTTTGATCCCTCAAACACCGCCATGAATCTTTGATTTAGGTCCATTAAAATGGGATTTCGTCATCTACTTTAGCTGACGCAGAAGGCTGATCAACGATATCTTCGGCTCTTGCTTTAGCCTCACCCTTCATAACGGATTCCCTAAACTTCTTGGCCTCATCAAACAAGGCTCTGTCTTGGACAAAACCGACACGTTCAAAATTCCAATTAAAGAATGTACCTTGATCATTACTTTCCTCAACTGATTTGAACTTCCACATGTTTGCATAAACTGCGGGAACACGTAGTTGTCCGCTTTTGTCTTTGACCTTTTGCATTGCAATTTGAGTCTTCCATCTTCGACTAACTTTAAGCTGAGATACTTTCATATCCATAATAGCTAGTGTTGGGATGTCACCATCAAGTATGATGCAATAGTGCTGATCCGATTTAACAAGTTCGTTACCATTTGGGAGCATCTCCTTATTGCCCTCACGTTTGGCTTGTTTGATGATTGGATCAGTAGGAGCTATTTCGCCTACAAAACCACCACCCGAATCACGTGGCACAAATTGCAAATACTTAGTCTCCTGGTAACAAGGTATAACTGTTATACCTTCTTCACCATCCCAATACTGATTTGTTACAGTATTAAACATGTCTCCCTGAGTACACCCATTAATAAACTTTGGGTCAGTTTTCTTTAACTGTGGGGACATGGCTTGTATGAGACGTAAAAATGGAATTTGTAATTCCGATGTATCATAGTCAATGCCTTCACCAGCGGTCTCAAAAATTTGATCTTCTATTGCAGAGGGAAGATTGTCCTCTTTTTTTGCTACTGCTTTGCTCATTATTAACTCCTTTTAATATCGGCAGTTCTTGCTACAAAGGCACCAAACATATCTAAATCGATTGGCAACCCCTTCTCTACACGTTCCCTAATGAATGCTTTTAGTGTCATTGAGTGAATGTGTGTCTTCTTTTCGGGATGCATACCACGTTGTTCGAGTTCATACATTATGTCACCCGCCATGTTATCCTCTCCCTTTCCAAATGACATGATGACATCGTTCTTAATAATATCATCAAGGCCATTATCTCTTAACCACTGATAAGCCTCTTCTCGTCTTGTCTGTGGTATACTTGCATTAATCAAAGGTTTTAATGTTACACTTAAATTTTCTACATCTAATCGTTGGACACCCATCTCATCCATCATGGATGGTATTTGCTCAGTAGACATTTTATGCTTTTGAAGTTTAAGTGCTTTAAGTTCTTCTTCCTTTTCATTAATATTGAGTGTAATCTGATTCAAGTCTTTAACAAGAGAAGAAAGATTTTTCATGTCCCCTTCTTGCACCTTGTCTAGAGTTGTATCATCAAACATCTCTTCAAAAATTTCTTCAGCCATATAAGTATCTCCTCTTCAGGTTTGGGTTGAAATTATTTTATTAATGTATATATTGGAATATATAGGAGGATTTACATGGATGTCAACCACATAATGAAAACAAAACCATATAATCATCAAATAGATGCATTGGACAAAGCAAAAGACATGGGACTCTTTGGGTTTTTTATGGAAATGGGTACGGGTAAATCAAAAGTATTAATTGATAACATTGCCTATTTACGTCACAACAAAAAAATAAATTTTGCTTTGATACTTGCTCCTAAGGGTGTGTATCGCAATTGGGTGCAGAAAGAAATACCTACACATTTATCTGATGACATAGAATATAAGTTATTATTCTGGCAATCCAATACAAATAAAATGTATGAAAATAAATTAAATGATTTTTTTAAAATATCTACAACTGCTCTTAGAATATTTGTTATGAATGTTGAGGCGTTCTCTAGCGCACGAGGAATCAAGGCGGGTAATTGGATGGCTAAGAAGTTTGGTGGTCGGGGTCTTATTGCCATAGATGAATCAACAACTATCAAGAATCACAAAGCTAAACGAACTAAATCCTTGATAAAGATAGGTCGGGAGTTCGCCTATAAACGTTTACTTACGGGATCGCCCGTAACCAAATCGCCTTTGGATCTATGGTCTCAGTTCGAGTTCCTTGACCCAGGGATCTTGAACTTTAAAAGTTATTATTCTTTTCTTAATCGTCATGCTAACATTTTAAAAAGGAGTCTTGGATCACATACCTTTCAACAAATTGTTGGCTACAAAAGATTAAATGAACTGCTTGGTAAGATTGATCCAAATATATTTAGAGTGTTAAAAGTGAATTGTCTTGATCTGCCCGATAAGATTTACACAACACGTTTCATTGAACTAACCGATGAACAAAAGAAAATGTATGACAAGATACAAAGAGAGGCTATCTTGTTACTTGACGTTGCTGCAACTGTTACTGCACCCATGATTATTACTCAAATGTTACGACTGCAGCAGATACTAT